AGAGTTTGCCAAGCACGGTGCCGACTATGTAGGTATCGATCTCAGCGATCAAAGCATTGCACTGTGCCGTCAGCGTTTTGATGTGCTGGGCTTGGAAGGCGAGTTTCACAACATCGACGTCACTGACCTGGCAGCACTAAAGACCCTGGGCGAGTTTGATCTTGTGTACAGCTACGGTGTGATTCATCACTTTCCGGGCATTAACAAGATCATTGACAATGTACGTGAAGTAGTCAAGCCCGGTGGCGAGTTCCGCTACATGGTCTATGCCAAGAACTCTTGGAAGTATGCTATGATTCAAAAGGGATTGGATCAGTTTGAAGCACAAGCTGGTTGCCCATATGCTCAAGCGTTTAGCAAAGAAGAAATTCATGAGCTAATGCACAATGGCTGGACCATTGAACGACTGCGTCAAGACCATTGTTTCATGTACAATGTAGAAGAATACAAGCAAGGCAACTATGTTCTTGAACCTTGGTTCGATGCAATGACTGATGCACACCGTCAGGCAGTGCGTGAGTATCTGGGTTGGCATTTGTTGGTCAAAGCACGTAAGACATGAGTAGACTTTTTGCGTTTGGTTGTAGCTTTACCAACTATCGTTGGATGACTTGGGCTGACATCCTGGGCACACAGTTTGATGAATATCAAAATTGGGGGCAAGCAGGAGCAGGCAATAGGTACATCTACAACGCTGTGATGGAAGCAGACCAACGCCAAAAGTTTCAACCCGGGGACACTGTGGTTGTGTGTTGGTCCAACATATTGCGAGAAGATCGTTATGTAGACGGTCGTGGCTGGATTACGTTGGGCAATATTGGACACAGTCCTATCTTCACCAAAGAGTTTATTGCTGACTCAGTGTGCGAGCGAGGGTACTTACTGGAGTCTATAGGCTATGTTAAGGGCGTTAGAGATTTTCTAAAATACAAAAATGTTAGATGGAAATTCTTGTCTATTGTGCCTATTGATCAACCCGACACAGTTGATGATCGAAAGCTAGCATATGGAGACATCACGGACATGTACCAAGATGTTATCAGCAGCGTTGAGCCAAGCTTTACCGATGTGTTAGGACATGCGTTCTGGGAAAAAGACAAACACAAAAGGTATCACTACACTGAACACAGTGTGGACTATCACCCCACTACAGAAGAAGCATTGCAATATTTGGACGCAGTATTACCGGGTTGGGTGACCAACACAGAACTTAGACAACAAATTGCCCAAACGCCTTTGATCATGAACAAAAGAGCAAACGGCAGTTGCATGCAACAACGATTTTAACTTATAATACATTATGAAATTCAAAGTCAGTGAACTATTTTATTCCGCACAAGGCGAAGGCCGTTATGTGGGCGTACCCAGTGTGTTCCTCCGTATGTTTGGGTGTAACTTCACCTGTTCGGGGTTTGGTTGTAAGCCAGGTACCAAGAGTACGGAAGCAGACGAAGTGGCAAAGACTGTGGAACTCTACAAAACATTTGAAGAGTTACCTTTGGTGAACACTGGTTGTGACAGCTATGCGTCATGGCACCCAGCATTCAAACATCTTAGCCCAACTTACACAGCCGAAGAGCTAGTGGCCAAGATTACAGAATTGTTGCCCAATGGTAACTGGCACCAGCCCAACGGTAACCCTGTACACTTGGTTATCACCGGCGGAGAGCCGCTGTTGGGTTGGCAAAAGGCCTATCCTGAACTGCTGGATATCTTGGCAGAAAAAGGACTGCGCCATATTACGTTTGAAACCAACGGTACTCAAGAACTATCTCGAGACTTTAAGCAGTACCTGTCTAACTGGTTCGGTGAAATTACATTCTCTGTGAGTCCCAAGCTCAGTGTCAGCGGCGAAGCATGGACAGATGCTATCAAGCCCGATATTGTTTGGGATTATGAAAGCTACGGTATTACATATCTCAAGTTTGTTGTTGAAAAAGTTGAAGACTTTGACGAATTGGATCGTGCAGTAGATGAATACCGGGCACGTGGCTTTGCTGGTCCTGTGTTTGTAATGCCAGTAGGCGGCGTGGTCTCAGTGTATGATGGCAACAGAATTCACGTTGCTGACGAAGCACTGAAACGTGGTTATTGGTATAGCCCCCGACTCCACGTTGACCTTTGGGGCAATGGATGGGGTAAGTGATGTTTGATCGAATCAAAGGCTTTTTTGGCAAGAATGCCAAAGTAAATCCACCGCCAACGCAGCAGAGACCGGAACCTCCGCCTGCACCCCCTAAGAAGAAGGAACCTGTTAAGACAGCCAAAGAGTTAGCCACTGAACGTGGCGAGCCTTATGTTGCTGTACTCAGTATGGATGTTGATCCCAACAACTTACATCAGGGCGCCTTTGAGCTAGACTGGAACGAAATCTTTATTGCTAGGCTAGTCAAAGCTGGTTATATGCTGAAGAAGGATGACACTGACGGTGACATTGTGGATCGTTGGTTCCAGAATGTCTGCCGCAACGTTGTGCTGGAAACATGGGAACAAGAAGAGGCTATTCGCAAGTCGGGCATCTATGTTCGCACCACTGACATCGGCAACGGGCGCAGCGAGGTATCCTAATGTTTAAGATGCCCGAGTTCAAAACTCAAGAAGAAGCCCGTGCGTTTTTAAAACGCTGCGGCTTGCTCAAAAAGACTCGGGTGCTTGAAGGTGATGAGCGTGAGAAGATGTTTACTATGCTGAGGCTTATGCCAAGTGAGTCAAGCAACAATCAACATCTTTGGTGCGAAACTTGGATGGTGGGCGATGTAATGTATGAACACATTACTGGTCCCAGCGTAGACGAATTAGTAGAGACAATAGAAGATGATATTTAATCACATCAAACAACTCAAAGCTGAAGGTAAAAAAGTTGGCATCACGTTTTCAACATTTGATATGCTTCATGCAGGCCACATTGCTATGCTTAGTGAAGCCAAGAATCACTGTGATTACCTTATATGCGGGCTTCAGACAGACCCCACCATTGATCGACCGGACACCAAAAATAAGCCGGTTCAAAGTATTGTGGAACGCCAGATCCAACTGGCCGCTTGCCGCTACGTTGATGAAGTTGTGGTTTATTCCACCGAACAAGATTTGGTTGACCTACTACTTATTTTGCCAGTGGACGTTCGGATCCTGGGAGTCGAGTACGAAGGGAAGCACTTTTCGGGAGACGAAGCTTGTTATATGAGAAATATTCAATGTATCTTTAACAGCAGAGACCACAGCTTCTCGAGCTCAAGTCTGCGCAAGCGTGTGGCGGCTGCAGAAACCTACAAGGTGCTGAAAGATGGAACCAATTAAGCCCGTAAAGACTTTTAAGGTCTACACAGTAATCAAACAAACTGGGCTGTCAATGTCTTATGTCTACGGCAGTTCTAGTCCATCGAGTGTTACTTTTGGTCCTGGCTTTTACGGCACTAGAGAAGAAGCTGAACAACTGCGAACTGTGGAGATTCTCAAAGACACCACTAGTGGCAACAAATACCATGTGTTTGAACTAGAAATTCCTAATCCTGTATACCAAGAATAACATGCACATACTTTTCAACGGCGACTCCAACATGAATGGAGAAGAGCTAAAAGATCGTGATCAAAGCATGGCCGGAGTCATTGCTGATCACTTTGGCGCGACCAGCACCAGACTAGCAGTGAGTGGTGCTAGCAATGATTTGATCTATGCTTCAACCTTGTCTTATTTGGAAACCAATCCTGCGCCGGATCTTGTGATCATTGGCTGGACAGAACACGGGCGTGAGCAGTGGTACTTTGATGGCAAATTTCACGAGATCAATCAGCTGGACGTTGGGCAACGCATCCCTGAAGAATTTCGACGTCGCTATCAGTTCTGGAAAAATCACATTCAAAAAGATGGCGCATGGCACAGGGTCATGGGCTACTATTGGCACAACAAAATTTATAACCTGCACTTGATCTTAAAAGAAAAGCAGATACCGCATCTGTTCTTCAATGCGTTCAATGCGTTTCAAGTGGAAAACGAAAAGGAATGGTTGGACTGGGAACACTGCTTCTTTAGACCATACCATCAAAATCTTTGCTATGTAAACTGGTGTCACGAACGAGGGTTTGAAGAGATTACTCCAGGGTGGCAGCACTACGATGCTGACGCACACCGTGCCTGGGCAGACACGCTGATTGACTATATGCACAACCATCCTCCTTATGATTCTTTATGTAAACGGTGATAGCCATGCTGCTGCGGCAGAATGTGTAAATCCACATGCCTGGGCCATCGACGATGGTTTTTTCTGGGGGCTAGGCAAGCAGCCACATCCGGACAATGAACGTGCTAGCTTTGGCTGTGAACTAGCAAACTGGTTGCATGCGGTGCTCTACCTTGATGCCCAAGCTGGCTGTTCAAACGCTCGCATCATGCGTACAACTAGGCAATGGATTCAAGACAATCCTGACGCTGCAAAAGACTGTTTCATGGTCTTACAATGGACTACCTGGGAACGTGAAGAGTGGTGGCACAACGGTGAAGATTACCAAGTCAATGCATCGGGCATTGACACCGTGCCTGAAGAACTACAACAACGGTACCGACAGTTTATTGTGGACGTAGACTGGACTCGCAGTAGACAACAAGCACACGAAGAAATTTGGGCATTCCATCAAGAGCTTGAGCAGCAAGGAATTCGGCACTTGATGTTCAACGGCAACAGCCATTTTGAAGGTATACCCACACAGTATGATTGGGGCACTAGTTACCTTAGTCCTTACGATGCAACAAAAACGTACGATTTTGTATTAAGAGATCGCGGGTTTAAAACTGTAAACCCCAGTAGCTGGCATTTTGGTCCAGATGCCCATTGCTTTTGGGGCGAATATCTGTTACAATACATCAAGACTAACCAATTGCTGAGACCTGATGAAATACCTACTTATTGACACTGCCAACATGTTTTTCCGTGCTCGGCACTCGGCGCATCGTGCTGCGGACACATGGACCAAACTGGGATTCGCACTGCATGTAACAATGATGAGCGTGAACAAAGTAGCACGCCGTTTTGGTGCAGACCATGTTGTATTCGGGCTCGAAGGTCGCAGCTGGCGCAAAGACTTCTACAAGCCCTACAAAGCACAACGAGCAGAAGCTCGCAAAGCCATGAGCGAAACAGAACAAGAAGAAGACACCCTGTTCTGGGAAGCCTATGATAACTTGACTAAATACTTGTCTACAAAAACCAATTGCAGTGTGATTCGGTGTGCTACAGCAGAAGCCGATGACGTTATTGCACGTTGGATCGCTTTACACCCCCAAGACGAACACATCATCATTAGCAGTGACACAGATTATGTCCAACTCATTGCCCCTAATGTAAAGCAATACAACGGCATCACAGACGAACTAATCACGCTGGAAGGTATTTTTGATGCCAAAGACAAGCCTATCATTGATAAGAAAACTAATGCACCAAAAGGCGGTGCGGATCCAGCCTGGCTACTATTTGAGAAGTGTATGCGTGGAGACACGTCAGACAATGTGTTCAGTGCATATCCAGGAGTTCGTGAAAAAGGCACAAAGAATAAGGTTGGTCTCCGTGAAGCGTTTGCCGATCGGGACAAAAAAGGTTACAACTGGAACAACATGATGCTACAGCGTTGGACTGATCACAATGGTGTTGAGCACCGAGTGCTGGACGACTATGAACGCAACCGCACACTGATTGACCTCACTGCACAACCTGCGGAAGTCAAGGCTGCTGTGGATGCTTGCATCCGCGAACAAATCAGTCACAAGGACGTTGGCATGGTCGGCGCACACTTCATGAAGTTCTGCGGCAAGTATGAGCTAAACAAGCTCAGCGAACAGGCCGAGCCTATCAGCCGTTGGCTTAACGAAACATACAAGGGAGTATTGAATGACACTAATAGCTAAACCTGTAGTTGACAAAGAATACTGGATCATCAAACAAAATGACCAGAAAGTTGGCAACATTCAAGCTGTCAATGATGGGTTTCAAGTAACCATCAACAACACCATTGCCAACTACAAAACGATCCCCATGCTGAGGAATCGCGTAGACATTGAGTTTGTACCAGCTGAACCCATTAGCAAACCCTCAGATCGCCAGGTCCACGGTTACGACACTGGTTGCCGAGTCTACAATCCAATCTGGGACGTCAAGCACAAGCTTCCACTGTTTACCAAAGAAGAAAAATCTAAATCGTGGTTTGCTGCCGGTTGGTACCTTGTGAAACAACATCGTACATGGAAGGCTGTACACAATCCCAAACTCATTGTGCTGGAACGCTATGCACATCGAGGACCATTTTATACCAAAGAGGAAGCTAACAATGACAAATCCGTTTCGTGATCAAGAGAAATTCATGCGGGCCTGCGATCAGTCCGTGAATGAATTCAACGAACAACAATACAAACTATACCTTGACCTCATGGAAGAGGAGTGGAAGGAGCTCAAAGCAGCCTTGGTCATGAACGACCCGGTTGAGCAGCTAGATGCACTGCTGGACTTTATTGTTGTTACTATTGGTGCAATTCATTCAGCAGGCTTTGACGGCGAAGGCGGCTGGAAAGAAGTTATGAGTACCAACTTCAACAAGATTGACAAACAAACAGGCAAGGTTCGCAAGCGTGAAGATGGCAAAGTACTCAAGCCTCAAGGCTGGGTAGCACCAGATCTATCCAAGTTTCTCAAGCGGGGCGATCCATTCAACAAGTTTAGTTGATATGAGCACACAAGTCATTACCGCATTTGATCAAGACCCAGAATATGAAAAAATTATAATTGTAAATCGTAGCAATTTTACAATTGAAGACTGGGTTGCGACTCTCAGTGTTGAAGAGCAACAAGAGTGGCGGCGGCAGCACGACATTCATGAAAAAACTGTGTATGCCGCAGTTGAAGCAGGAGATGCCGAAGTAGTAAATCGCCATTCGATGAACAGTGCAGTAAAATGGAAAAGTCAAGAAATACATCTCAAGTGGATGAACACTATTTCGGCCGAAGACAATCAGAGCTATCACAGCTTCTGGGATAGATACCATGCCGCCATGGCGGAAAGAAATCAACAATGAGTTTACATATCAACAAGTTTATTGACCTAATCAAAGCACAAGAAAGTCGCGGCGGGCGGGATGTGTCAATGAGTCTCAAGGATGCAAAAGATTTACACAGTGATATTACCAAGTTACTGCTGGTTGTTGAGACTTTACGTGAGCGGCAGTCTGCACCACAAGACGAAGTAATCAAAGTTGAAATTGACGGCGGGTCATTTAAATCTACGCAGATTTCTAGCTAAATAAAACTAGGAGTTTAATGA